CGTTGGGGGTTGCGCCGCTCAAGCCCCGCGTCTGGGCGAGGATGCGGTCGGACTTCTGTGCGAGTGTCATGGCGCAGGTGTTACTGAACATGGCGAGTCTCCTTCTGTGTGGTGTTGTGGTTCGTGCTGCTCTTGGCTCTCCGAGCCTCCCCGATCATCGCAATGAGCAGGACGACCGCGAATATCGGGATGAGGATGAAGAACACATCGTCGCCCGATGCGTTGTGTCCGTACTTTGTGTTCTTGTATCTGCCGCCTACTGGCATGGCTTGTCCTCCTTGAAGCAGTCCCAGCCGCGATGCCTCGCGTACTCGACCTGATCCTCCATGATGTCGGCATCCAGACCGCACACCATCCTGCGGGCTTCGTCGCGCTCGGCGGTGAGCTGCTCGTTTTCCATGTAGAGCCGCTCGAGGGTCTCCGCTGCCTCTCGGAGCTGTCCCCGGATTCGGTCGAGCTCGTGGGCCACTCCGCGAAAGATGGAGAGATCGGACCGGAGCCGCTCGATCTCATCGGCGGCATTTTCGATGCGGACTCGCGCAAACGCATTGCATGGGATTTCGCGCAGCCGCGTCACGATGTCATTGCTTTCCATTTTCTGTCAGCTCCTTGAGCTTCGTCTCGTTCATCTTGATCTCGATCTTGAGCATCTTGATGTGCTTCTCAAGCTCCTCAATTCGGCTGCGGATGCTGGCCTCCTCTACATGGGTCTTGATGGCGCTCTTCCACGGATGATTTGACTTTGGCTTCACGACGGTCATTCGATGTCCTCGTTCACTGGGAGTTCCTCGACTTCGGCCAAGCGACCACTGTCCCTGTACCACCGAAGTCCTCCTGCAAGTCCCGTTTCACCGGTATATCGGTTCTTCAGGACCCGCAGCGTCAGCAGATTGGCATTCTCGTCATCCTGCTGGTTTCTTTCAAGGCCGATCACCGCATCAGCCAGCTGCGCGATGCTGTGCGATCCACGCAGCTGTGCCAGCGATGTCTGTGCTCCGTTCTCGTGGCCACGGTCGCCGTCTGGACGGCGAAGGTGGGACACGACGAACAGGGCGATCTGCGTCTCCTCGACAAGGGATCGCAGCGATGTCATTGCGTTGTCGATCAGCCGACGCTCGTCTCCGTCCCCAAGGCCAGAGACCACGATGCTGAGATGGTCTAGGAAGACATACTCGCATCCAAGAGCCTTGGTCATGTAACGCACACGGGCCAGCAGATTCTCCGGATCAACCGATCCGAAGTGGTCGAACATCACGACCTTCGACACTGTGGCCTCGAATGCCTCCCGCTTCTGCTGCTCGGATACGCCGCGTTCGTCCCACCAGTACGGAGGGCAGTTGAGATGGATGCCCATCAGGTTGCGACCGCTGCGCTTCACCGACTCCTCAAGCATCAGCATCCCCACCTTCTTTCCTGCGCGGATCAGATGGCAGATGAGCTCGCGGCACACAGATGACTTTCCGATTCCCGTACCAGAGGTAAGCACGACCAGTTCTCCCCGGCGAATGCCGAGAAGTTTGTCGTTCAGCTTCGACCACGGGTAATCAACGCTCTCCGTGTTGTCCTCGGAGATGACTGTATCCCATAGGTCACAGCCCATAACGACACCGTCAGGGCGGTACACCTTGGCCCCGTAGACTGCGTCAACGATCTTGGGGCCAGCACCAGCCTGAAGGGCCTCGTTGGCGTCCTTGAAGCCTTGTACGCGCCCTAGGCGGGCCTTCCCGGGCGTCAGCAACAGGGCGCATTCGCGGGCAGCCTTGCGACCAGCGTCATCGTCATCGAACAGGATGTTGACGGTCTCGAAGGTCTCAAGCCATTCAAGGCTCTTCTGGAACGCCTTCACTGCACCGGCAGCTCCAGTAGGCACGGAGACCACCGGCCACTTGTTCCCGAACATCTGGGAAACGGTCATGGCATCGATCTCGCCTTCGGTGACGGTGACCATCTTGCCTCCGTCCCGCCACAGGTGCTGACCGTAGAGACCGGCCTCCTTTATGTCCCCGAGAACCACAAAGTCCTTGGAGGGAAAGCGGAGCTTCTGCCCCACGATGACTCCATCCTTGTAGTACTGGGCGGTATGGACGGATTGGCCGTTGAACTCCCCAAGGCCGTAGCCCCAGAACCTACAGGTCTCCTCTGTGATCCCGCGCTTCTTCAGCGGGGAGAATGTGACATCGATCATGTTCGCCTTTCGTCTTGGGGTAATCCCGATTTCGGGACTGCCCTCGCCTTTCTCTCGGTAGTTGCACCCGAAGCACCAAGCGTGTCCGTCCGTGTACCGGGCGAGGTTATCCCTGCTCCCGCACTTCGGGCACTCCTCGTGCCTTACGAATTCTGACTGGCTCGACATTGTGTTCCCTGATCCTTACTTCGATTCGTGGCTGCTCTGCGTACTTCTTCTGAGCGGTGATCTTGCAGATCTGCACATCGTCGTGCCAAGCCCATTCATTCAGGACATCGAGAACTCCCTTCTGGTAGTTGTCGATGTCTCCGATTGGATACGGATTGCTTGGGTTCTTCGGTGTGCGACAGTAGAAGACGATCTCCACTTCAAGAGGACACGACAAAGGGCAGCCCTTGGGTCGGCTCATTTCACCAAGGGCTGCCCACGCGAGTTTCCTGAAGTTGTCATAACGCTTCTGGTAGTAGACCCTGCCGTTCCTCGCGACACGAGGGCGGGAGGCTGCGACGGGTTCCACCCAGAGCGTGATGTTCATCAGAAGTCGTTGTCCGAGTCGTTGTCGCTGGACACCACGGACTCCTGCTCCTTGACGAAGCCGTCCGTGGCCTTGAAGCCGAAGGCGTCGAAGTTGTCGCCAGCGATGTACTCGCGAAGCTCCAGCACCTGAACGGCGCGGAGACGCAGCGAGATGCCGTGTCCGACCATGGCCGTGAAGTACGGCGCACAATCGAAGGCGACCTTGATGGTGCTGCCCGAGCCCACATTCAGGTTCGAGACCGGATTGCCCTTGGAGTCGAACAGGGCGGGCTTCTGGTCCCACTGCTTCTCGCCAGTGCCACCCTTGGCCTTGAGCTTGAACTTGAACCGGGTCTTGCCGTCCTCGGTCTGCTTCCACGGCATATCCGCCCGCTTCAGGGCCTTCTTGCCCTTGGCCTTGCACTCGTTGGCGTAGTCCGCATCCGCGATCTTCGTCAGCTTGGCCACGAGATCGTCGGCGTCCTTGCCAGTCAGGTCGAGATCGACCGAGTACACGCCATCGGCGTTGAACTTGGTGTCGGGCTTCTCGATCTTCGGGTAGACGGCGATGCCAGCTGGGCTGGTGATGCGGACGGTGTTCTGCTTGCTCATTGTCGTGTTCTCCTAGTCCAATTGTTGGACCGGTCTCAGTTGAAGTAGTACTGGCTACTCAACACCTCAGTCACATCCAGAGATCCGTACTCTGGAACTTCAGGCAATGTTACCACAGAAGGCAGCATTGTCAATGCCTGTGCGCGGAACTCCGCCAGCACATCTCGGCTGAAGATGTCAACCGTGGCCTTCCTGACGCATTTGGACACCACGGGGGCGTCTGCGGCTAGGCAGAGAAGCTGATCGTGCACCGAGCCGATGTCGGTCACTCCCTCTTTCGAGGCGAGATTGCAAGTGTGCCCGAGAAGACCGCCGATCCCGTCAAGCGAGTGGACGAAATTGGGGGCGGCTCCATTCAGGGCCTTGCGCTTCGATTGCTTTCCATTCTCCTCGCGGATCGTGAGAACCCTCGCCTTGGCTCCGATGCGCGTCGAGACCATGACCGAATCGTAGTTCTCATACCGCATCCTGATCGGAAGACCAAGGGGCGTCATCCATCGGGGAGTGATGTCGTGATCGACCATGACTCCCATGACATCACGAATGAACTTCATTCCTCTTGTTGCCGAGCCAACCACGCTCTCCATCGAGGACCAGATGGTCCGTCCAAGGAATGCGGCTGGCTTGTAGAGCTCAAGTCCGAACGGATTGGGCTTGTGCCTGAGGCGATCATCGATCCACTCCCTTGTGTACCCGATGCACGAGTGCTGGGTCAGCCCATAAGGCAGCGTCATGGTCTGCCTCTTTGTGGTCGATCTGTCGATTCCAAGGGACACAAGGCCAGCCGCATACTCGGATTGGGATGAGTTCAGTTGATCGAGAACCCTTGAAGCCACAACCTGATACGGATCAGCTGGACGCGGACTGGGAAGAACATTCGTCGCAGCAGCAGCCACCGGATCGCGGAGAAGAAGCGCATAGATCTGTAGTCCCTGAGTTGTCGCGTCCATTCCGACCGGGAGACGGGAGTTGTATCCAAATCCGTGAGACCAGAAATTGGAGAGCTCCTTACAGGCCGCATAGAAGCCGAATGGATCATCAGCCTCGATCCACTGCCCGTTTGAATATGGATCGTTTCCACAACACTTGATGAGATCTGTAGCACTTTCGATCCAGTTCAGGCGCTCCTCTCGGGACTTCTTGTCAAGCCCCCACTTGTTGGCCGTGTGAAGCATCAGGGCCTCAAGCTGCTGCTGAGTCTTGATCGGCTTTCCACGGGCAAAGCGAAGCATCGACTTGGCAACGCTGGTTCCCTGAATATGCAGATACAGCGGAAGCGGATATCCACGGCCACGGAAATCGAGCTGGATTGGAAACCAGATCCGTTCGTGAGTCTTCATCTTGTCCGCGACCATCAGTGTCTTCAGAAGCTGAAGTCGCTGACTCTCAAGAGACTCGTTGTGGAAGTAGACCTTGGCTGCGGCCTTGCGCCACTGCCTACGGGAATCGGCGTTGGTCTCGATGTCCTCGGGCTTGGCCGGAAGCTCCTCGTCTCGTGCACTGGGAAGTCCATCGATCTTCGATGACTCCCTCCAGCAGTGCCGGATTAGATCGTAGACCTCCTGATCGACTTGCCAAGGCGTCGATTGGATCATGTTCGACGCCGCATAGATCTTGCTCAGGTCGCAGGATTGGAGTTCCGTCTGGTAGTTCTTGTTCCTGCTCTTCACGAGAGGACGGGGCTTCCAGTCCAACTGTCGGTAGCCTCCGATCCACGGATTAGACCAAGGAAGAGGACGCTCGACCATCGGGAGAAAGAAGGGAGTCAGCTCCTCGTGGTATTCGTGGCACTTCTTGACCCAGTCGCTGATTTCCGGGCTGGGGCCTATCACGCAGTAGCGGCGACCTCGTGCATTGAGTTTCGTCATCAACTGAACTATCCCGGTTCGATGAGCCATCATCTCGACAAGCACGACGCCGAGAGAAAGAGCGTCTGCCTTGGCCCATCGCTGGGTCACGAGATCAACTGCCTTCGCGGCATCCCGGATGAACCTTCGCTTCAGACCACCTCCGACCGACTTGAACGAGATCTGCTGCATCTTCCGGAAGAAACTCGGATCCTCTTCTTCCAGTTTCTTCAGCAGGACCTCGTCCTCGATGGCTCGACCAACGGCGATGCACAGGGATGTCATCATCCGTTCGCTGCTGAGGCCGTCGATGATCGTCTTGGAGGCGATGACGGCGATTTGCTCCTCGGGAAGCAGGGTCATGAACGGGAAGCATCTGTGGTGCTTTCCGGGGCTCTTGCGGGCCTTCAGGATCCAGTCGAAGATTCCCTTGGTCATCTCCTCGGTGCACTTGTTCAGCAACTGCCTACCGGGAATGGTGTTGGATTCGGAATTGATCTCGGTGGCCTTGGCCTTCCGCGACCTGTACCGGGCCTTTCCCATTGCCATCATTTCGCTGTGGAGTTCACCCTGCTTATCCATGTCGGTATTCTAATACCAGTCCAACAATTGGACTGAATACGGCAAAAGAAAACCCCCGGAATCACCTGATGGTGACTCACGGGGGCGAGGAAAAGAGAACGGAATCAGTCTAGCAGAAGCTGACCGAGAAGAAAGGAGGCGATGACCATTTGGCCACCGCCTCCCAAAGGGGAAAAGATGCCGGGGAAATCACGCCGTGACGAAGGTCTCGTCAAGCAACTTGTCGAACTGGATCACACGGCGGGCGAAGTCGCCAGCCTCCATGCCCTTGGCCGTGTGGGTGTACGCATTGTGGATGTTCCACAGGGTGTTCTCCTTGACCTCGTAGTCGAAGGAGGGCTCGTGGATCTCGTTGGCGTAGGAGACGGCCTTGGTCTCCGGCAGGAGGCCACGGCGACACACCTCCATGGCGAAGGCGTCGATCAACTTGCGGTCATCCACGACGATCTCGCGGAGCCGGTCGTTGCGGCGCTGCGCCTTGCAGATGGTCTCACCGAACGCATCGACGGAAGTCGCGATCAGGTCGGGGATGCGGTCCCACACATTGAGCGTGTGCCGGGTCCGCAACTTGTGATCAGCCACGATCATGCCGTTGGAGCAGACATAGACGAAAGCGCCGAACAGCAGCGTGACGCTCCGCGACTGATCGTAGGAGTTCATCACGCCCACCATCCAGTCGAGGGCCTTGTCGCTCGGAAGACCGCCGCCGCTGACCGAGAAGGTCGAGACGAAGCGAGGCTTCTTCTTGTGGATCTGATGCGAGGGCTTCTCGATGTCGAAGCCGTTCGAGGTGAACGCCGACATGACCTGATGCATCAACTGGCGATGCGGGACGGGGGTGTACGAAGGCGTCTGCACGGGCAGCGCGATGTTGTCGATGGCGTTGGAGGAGATGTAGGCGGTGTTGAGAGAGAGCATTCTGTTTCCTCTGAAGTTGAGTCCAACAATTGGACTAGTTGCTGAGTTGGTCACCACGCTTCTTGATGACCGTCGAGAGATACGATTCCTCGCTGGGATTGAGGTACAGGCCGTCGCTGCGCCTGATCACCTCAATAG